CGATTATGATACGTAAGTGGATTAATGCTCGTTTAAGCGAGCGTACAACTTTAGACGGTGCTATTCTTATTGGAGCAGGCATTGCATTTTTAATTTTTAAACCAATTGCAGCCATTGCGGCATATGCGGCTATTGCATACGGTGCTTGGACTATTTGGAAAAAAGAAGACTAAATGGTTGTTACCTTAACTGAGACTGCTACGTCTCAAATCGATAATATTTGTAAAGAAAATAATGTTATCGGTGTTGCGTTGAATATGAAGGGCGGCGGTTGTGCTGGGTTTGAATATGACTGGAGCACGATTAGCAATCCTGACAATATTGAAGAAGGAAGCGAAATTATTCCTACCCCAGAAGGAAATAGTTTTGTTATAGGCCCTCATAGTATTATGTTTATGATAGGATCAACTATCAATTACAAAAAAGATATTCTTGGGTCTATGTTTGAAATACAAAATCCAAACGCACAAAGTTCATGCGGCTGCGGAGTTAGTGTTAATTTTGCAGATAATTTACAAATCTAAAGTTTACTAATAGGGATGTCAGAACTTGCAGACAAATTCCATACTTGTTTGCGTTCTACTCCTTTTTTTTGTGCAAATACCTTTGCATCACAATTTTTGCACACATGAAAATAGTTATTGTTTAGACGTTTAGGATCCATACTACCCCGTGATCTTTCAAATTCAACATCACAATTATCACATCGTAATACAATCATAGTAACATCACGGTAATACTTGTGCAGTTTACCTAATTTACTAAGACGTTCGTATATCTTTTTTAATGTGTATTCTCGAATGAACATATAACTATTTACATTAAGATTATAAAATGATACGATAAATAAGTATGTTAAGCACAAAAACCATAGTGGAGCGTACATAAATGGCAAGACAAGACATTAATATTGGTGTTGAGGGTAATGACGGCACCGGCGATAGTATTAGAGAATCATTCCGCAAAGTAAACGAAAATTCCAAGAAATATATGCTATTTTTGGCCAAAGTGGTACTATTTCGTTTACAGCATTAAGTGATACTCCAGACACATTACTTCCAAATACTATTCCGTTAGTAAACGATGCAGGAAGCGAAATACAATTAGTTGAATTAGCATCTAACAGTGCATTAGATTCGCAAGCCGCAGACACAATTACATTTAATTATAGTTCAGGCGGCAAACTTGTAATTTCTACAGCATTTACACAATTAGCAGACGACATTAGGCCAGCATTAGGTGCTCCATTAAATGGTGCTGGTAACGCTATTGCTAATGTTGCAATATCCGATCAAGCGGCGGAACAATTTAACAACATACACAACACAAATATTAATATTGATGATCTTGTAGTTACTAAAGGTTACAGTGATAGACGTTATATTAGTTCAGGCTTGCCAATTCGTGTTAGTCCTGAGCCACTAACGCAAGATGCATACAAATTAAACATCTCACGTTATATAAACGGTAATCTTGAAGTTGTTAATCATGGATATGATACAAGTATCAACGGATTAAAATTTGTTTTTGATAGTGTATACAACGATCCAATTAATTTAGAATCAGAAGTTGTTGCTTCGCTAATACAAACTGGCAATACCTATAAAATTAAAACAGTTGGTAATGTTGATTGGTTATCAATTGGTGCTAAATTTGGTACTGTTGGTGAAGTATTTACAGCAACCGGAACAACTGCTGATACAGGATTAGTTCAGCCTGTTTATTTCCTACGATTTGTAAGTGAAAATTTACTATCAGTTTTTTACACAAGAGATGAAGCTTCTATTGTAAGTGATACTGCGGCAGAAACAGCAAAAATATTTGTTAGTGGTGCTATAGCAGATGATGATACACATCAGATGGTTGACACAGGTGTAGACGAAAGACTATCAGGAAACTTCTTAGCAGATGTTGCAATGCCAAGGAATTCTATTGTACGTAGACAAGGTGACACAATGGAAGGCAAGCTAACCTTAGCAGATCATCCAGGAGAGCTTGAAGGGTTTGGTACTCCAAATGGCGACGACGACTTACAAGCCGCTACTAAATTTTATGTTGATAATTCGGGATATGCATCAATATCCAATCTTTATGTAAGTACTGACGGCGATGATAGAATGATTGGTGTTCCTCCAGGCAAAGAAGGCTCATCATTAAATTATGCCTTTAGAACTATTAATGCGGCAGCAAGACGTGCAGAAGAAATTATTCAAACATCAGCACCGGAGCCAGGTCCGTATTTTCAAACTGTAACAAAAGAAAACGGTGATAGCCCAGCAGAAGTTACAAATGTAGGTATTGTTTCACCATATACAGATGGCATTCAAACTGCGGCATTAATTCAATTAAACAGAGATTACTTAATTAAAGAAATTTCAGGTTGGATCAAATATACATTCCCAGAATTTGTTTACAATATTGACACTTGTGAAAGAGACACTGGGTTAATTCTTGATGCACTATCATTTGATATCCAAAGAGGACTAACAGCAAACTTCTTGTCAAGAGAGGCAGCTGAAAGATATTACTCAAGTACAAGTGGCAGAATTGCTATTACACAGCAAAAAACTGAGACGTTAGGTTCAATAGAACAATTAAAACAACTTGTTAATTCTGTACTACAAAATAAAGTTTATCTCGAAAAGGATGTTAGTTTTGTTACACTCAGTGGCGCTACTAATGAACGTGCAAGAGTACAAACTGTTACTGATCACGGTCTTGATGACGGAGATCATGTTGTATTTAAAAATATGGGCGGTATGGTTGAAATTGAAGGACAGACTGCTTACATTAAAAATATTCCACAAAGTGATGTAGCACTTGATGGGAAAGTATTTGAACTTTACAAAGATCCAAATTTACTTGAACTATGGGATATTAGCACTTATACTCCATATACAACAGGTGGCGTAATTGGTCAAGTGTTCCAAGATAGAGTAGAAGATTTTGATAGTATTAAGGTACCGCAAGTATTTGACGATCCTAATGCAAGCGACACAGCAAGATTATCAATTACAGGAAACGGCGGCAAATTTGATCTTATCCTTAACATTATGGAAAACGGTATTGATGCTGGCGAAGATATTGTATATGGATCAAACTATAAAGTTGTATTAGACAATGGTGCAAGAACATTTGTAGATCAAGGCGATCCAGACAACACAGATACATTACCTGGTAAAATTATGGTTGGTAAGATATCTGGTGCACAAGGTAGAATTGTTAAAATAACTAACAATGATGGAACAGAAAGTAACAATGACACATTTGAATTAATACAGCTTAATGGTAAAGATTTTATTCAAAACGAAACTGTAGAATATGGTAATTTTGTAAAAGAAAAGCAAGTTACAATCTTTGTTGAGTCAGGCATTTACGAAGAAGATTTTCCAATTAAACTTGCTAACAATGTATCATTAAAAGGTGATGAATTTAGACGAGTAATTATTCGTCCTAAGAGACGTGTTTCGCAATCACCTTGGGCAGATACTTATTTCTTCCGTGATAATGAGTTTGACGAAATACCTCTAATTCAAGACGGTGCACCATTCTATAATCAAAACGGTGAATTGCAAGGATACTTTGGTAGACACTACCTAACAGACAATGAAAGAGTTAAAAATACTGGCGCAACAGTAACTAATACAGGTAATTACCTAATTGCCGCAGAGATAATGCGCCTTAATAAAGAATTTATTCAAGACGAAGTAATCTATTATATTGACAATAACAAAAATGAACTGTTATATAATAGAACTACATTTAATCAAGATTTACGATTTGCAGTAGATGCAGTAGCATATGACGTTGCCTTAGGATCCAATTACAGAGCTGTTGTAGCAGGAAGAATATTACGTCATAGATCGTCTGCAAGAGGTTACTTAGTAGATGCACTAACACATCTTAAAACTGAAGTAGCAAGCCTTTCAGCGGTATCAGCAGATACTACAGCAACAACAAGATCAAATCAAGCATTTGATGAAATTATTGACATTCTTGAAAACGACACAGAAGATGCACTTAGCTTCCCTGTACCAGGAGCATTACCAACTCCAAATGCAAGTGATGCACATGACAGATTACAAAGTAATAAAGAGTTTATCAAAGCAGAAATAACTGCATGGATAGCAGAAAACTTTCCACTATTAGATTATGATTCTGCAAAATGTTCACGTGATGTTGGTTACATAGTAGATGCATTATCATATGATATTTTATATGGTAGCAATAGTGCCACTCTTAATGTAGCAACAACTTACTATAAAGATGGAATTTATCAAGGCGGAGTTGGCGAATCAGTTGCAACTGCGGCAGCATACGATCATTTAGGGGATATAGTTAAAGATGTTGTTGAAGGTACAGCAATTACTCCAACAACAGGAAATTTTGAAACACAAGACACAACTGGAACAGATGCAACAGCAGTTGAAGGCAACTTACTTGACGGATTAGTAGCAGAAATTGAAACAGTTATAACTGACGAAGGAATTGGAAATCTATCTACAGAAATTACTGCTCCTATTGCATGGGTAGCAGATAGTATTGAAGACGGTGCTAATCAAATTATTACTGAAACTAATAATTTAGCAACTGAAGGAATTGATTATCTTGACGATAATATTAATTTTGTATATAATGTAGCAAAATGCCGTAGAGATGTTGGTTTAATTGTAGACGCCTTAATAAAAGATATGACTATTGGCGGACAAGAGTTTATATTAGAATCACAAGGCGAGTATTTTTCAAATTACATTAGTCAATTTAATGTTGACGAAACTGATGACACAGGCGGATTTGACGGACAAGCAAATATTACAAAAGCCGCTATTCAGCATATTTCAACCTTATTAAGTGATTTACTTGTAGGAACAGCACCTGCACAAAACGGTTCTACTGAACCTGACGTATCACAAGATTCAGCTGAAGCCGGAACAGTTCAAATAGCAAGTGCATTGATTGATGTTGTAAACTTTGCTTTTGATCCGGCATATAATCCTCCAAAGCGTAACGATGATGATGGCGTAGACGTGTTTATGATGTCAGATGCTACTATTTTACGTAATGTTACAGTTCAAGGACAAGGCGGATTTATGATTGTTCTTGATCCTTCAGGACAGATTCTAACTAAATCACCATATATCCAAACTGGTTCAAGTTTCTCTAAGAGTGATAACAAAAAACGTTTTAGAGGCGGTATGTATGTTGATGCGTTTACTGGTAACATTCCAGTTTATGTTCCGCAGAATATTAACACAGGCACTTATAACGGTCCTGGTAAAGTTAATAATTTTGAGCTATGGGTAAGATCAACACCAGGAAATGGTTTGTTTATTCGTCCGCCAGAACTACCGTGTCCGTTCTATGTAGAAGGTAGACGTTATCAGGTTAACGCTATTTCAGACTACGACTCAGGAAACGGTTGGTGTAGAATATTCCTTGATGCTGATTCAAATGACGGTGACGGCTATGACGAAAGTCAATTCCCAGATGGATTATATTACAGAAGCATTTTCTTACAGACTGCTGGTAACCGTTCTATGCTCGGTAACGACTTTACACAAATTAACGACTTAGGTTATGGACTTGTTACAAACAACGGTGCGTTCTCAGAGATGGTATCTATGTTTACATACTACTGTCAGGCAGCGTACTATGCGAAGAACGGTTCAGAGATTAGATCACTAAACGGTTCTAACGGTTACGGCTTCTTTGGACTTGTATCTGAAGGTGCTGATCCTAACGAAATTCCAGATCAGGTTACACTGAAATATCCAATGACTATTCCTGCAAAGGCATATACAACTGTTGATACACCAAATGCATTTGATGAAAGTTCTTTATTTGTAACTGACATGGAGTATCCTCCATCTGTAAACAGTCAAATTACAATTGATCATGGCGGCTCAGTTGGTGTTCTAAACTATGTTATTTCTAATGTAACTAACGTATCAGACACAGATAATGATGGTACTGAAGGTGACAGTGTAGATGATATAGTTGCTGTTGGAAATGTATACAACGGTACAGTTTATAAGTTAGAAATACGTGCTGACGATGTTAGTGCTACAGACTTTTTTGGTAGTTTAAGAGATACTGTTCCTAATGGTGCTACAATAGAATATAGACATAATTTTAGCCACCAATTTGATGGCGTTAGAGATCAAGGTAAACTTGTAACTCGCCCGTCAACTGCTATTAACTTTGACGAAAGTGACGATGTCACATATCGTAGTTTAAGTTTCCAAAATTTAGATACTTTTGGACAACCTTTAGTAGCAGAAGAAATCAATACTGCGTTTGAAATTGGTTACAACTTTGTTCAAATGGAAATTGATACTGCAAATCTTGGCGGCGGCTATGGCGGCGCACAAGGTGATACTAAACTTGCAATTAAACAAATTACTAATCCAACTACTGTAACAAGACTTACAAGAGATAATGCTGGTAAACAACCCGGTGAAGCCGGATACACAGGCGGTATGATATTTACATGGAGAGGTAAAACCCACAGGATTACTGGTTATGACGATAGCGGTGCATTTGTATATATTGACATTGAAGACCACGGTTCTGATATTAGTGGTTATGGCGGGACTGGACTTGCAGTTGCAGTTAACCCGTCCGATAGAGTGTTTTTTGCAGGATTAGATCAAGGTGCTACTGCTGAAATTACTGTTGCTATTTCATTATGTCGTGCAACTGGCCATGACTTTACACAGATTGGTACAGGTGGATTTAACGATTCAAACTATCCAAACGTTTTATTAGGTGATGCTGAAAATGATCTTGCTGACAGCTACTCAGATGCACCAACTGCTACAAGTGCTCAAGTATGGGAAAGACGCAAAGGGCGTGTGTTCTGGATGTCAACTGACCAATACGGTTTCTTCCGTGTAGGTAAGTTCTTTAGCGTTGACCAGGCAACAGGTGATATTGAGTTTGCTGGCGAGATTGGTATTACAAACGCTAACTCGTTAGGATTCAAACGTGGTGTAACAATTAACGAGTTCTCAGCAGATGACTCAATGAGTGATAACTCCGGTCAAGCAGTACCAACAGAAAAATCAGTAGTTGGTTATATTAATCGTGTTTTAGGATATAATGTAGGTGCCGGAAGTCAAATTGACCCAGCTCCAACTGGTAATAGAATTGGTACTGGATTCCTTCCACTTAACGGCGGCAGTGCAATGGAAGGTGATATTGATATGGGACAAAATCAAATCACTAATTTGGCATTACCTGGTTCAGATGGACAAGCGGCAACAAATAAAAATTACGTAGACAGTAAGGCACAAGCATTTGACCAACTTGAAAACTTAAGAAATATAGAATTTAATAATATTTCAGAAAATGATGTATTAGTTGCAACTGGTAAAAAAAGAGTAATTGTAGAACCAGTACAAGGCGGATCTTGGAATATTGGTGATACAATTGGTATTAGCGGCGGAACAAAAACAGGAGAAATTGTTGATTTAGAAGTCTTTACAGATTCTATTTTAGGAAGTAGTGTTATTGTTACGTATACTCCTATTAGTGGTGTATTCCAAATTGGAGAAACACTTTTTGATCAACCAGGTGAAAGTATTTTTGCTACAATAGTTGATGGTGTAATTGACGAAGTTGCAAATGCATCTAAAGACCCTGCAAGTGATATTGACATAATTGTATCAAGGGGAGCAGGAAGTACATTAATTAATTTACAATACGAGTCAGATAGTATAAGAGACGGCGATGTTAACAGCGGTGCAAACATACGTCAAAGTAAACTATTAATGGATAAGTCAACTACATTTGACGAAGACGATCCATCAACAGGTTGGGCTAAGCCAAACAAACTACAGTCAGATTTAGGTGTTGCTACTTTCAGTGACGAAAACTTTGATGCTTTAGCAGGTTTCATTCGTATTAAAGAAAACGGTATTGCATTTGCCGAAATGAATGATGTTGATCAGTATCAAGTATTTGGTAGACAAACTACTGGTACTGGAGATCCAGAAGCAGTTGATTACAGCGATGTGGTCAAGTACGGCCAAGGTCTTGAAGATAGAGACTTTAACGATAGAGAATGGACTGAAGCTTCTACTACTGAACTAATTTTTGCAACACCTGTAAGCGCAAACAATGGTGATGCTTTACAACAAGGCGGCGCAAGTGGTATAGTACAAGGAGACACATACCTTGAAACATCTATCTATGTTAAAAACGTAAGTGGTATATTCGGTACATCAGCAGATGTAATAAACACAACTGCTGACAATGCTAATTTAGGAACTCCAACATCAGCACCTACTGATACTACAGTTGGATCTGCATTAATAAAAACCAAAGACGGAATTTATGCAACAACTGAAATTAGTATAGCAACTGGTGCAAACACTATTGCAAGACGTGATCCGGATGGATATCTAAATTGTGCAGGATTAAAAGTTGCAGGCTTTGATACTATCGAAGCTAATAGTTCTACAAGTACTGTAACTGTTAGCTCACCAGGTGGCGCAACAATATTTACAGCAACAGGTAACTCAAGTGCCAACTTACAAACAAAATTCCCTGGACATATTGTATTAGGTGGAATTACAAATAATGCAACAAATGATGCATTTGTTGAATCAGAAGCCAAAACAGATTCATCATTTAATATTGGAAGTTATGTTGCATCAAGTTGGATGTATACAAACTTTATTGAGGCGGCTTCGGAGTCAGGTGAAACAGCAAATAGCACAACAGGTATTGGATTAGGTAACGGATCACAATATGAGGGACATGCTGCCAATACAATTCAATTAATTGCAAGTGGTGAGCCAAGATTATCAGTAAGTAATACAGCTATTAAGATGACTGAAAACGTCGAAATCGATACTGCAAGTTTAACTGTTGAAGGTAACTTAGATATTAATCGTTCAAACAGTGTGTTTAGAATTAGAAACGGCAGCGATACTGTAAATAGATTCTTAGTTGATACAGATAACGGTAACACTACAATTAACGGCACATTACAAGTTAACGGTAATGTTACACTTGGTAATGCCGCATCTGACACTGTTGATTTTAATGCAGATATTGCAAGTAATATTATTCCAGACGCAACTGGTACACGTAATATTGGTTCAACTGGTTCTCGCTGGGACGTTATGTATGCTAACACATTTAATGGTGTTGCAACAGAAGCAAAATATGCTGACTTAGCAGAAAAATATATAGCTGATATGCCATATGATCCAGGAACAGTTGTTGTATTTGGTGGCGAAGCAGAAGTAACACTTACTTCGCAAAAAGGAGATCATAGAGTTGCAGGTGTTATATCAACAAATCCAGCATATTTAATGAACTCAGAGTTAGATGAAGTAAATACAGTAGCAGTAGCACTAACAGGTCGTGTACCTTGTAAAGTAATTGGCAAAGTTGAAAAAGGTGATATGCTTGTAACAAGTGCTATTCCAGGATATGCTATGGTAGATAACAATCCGGGGGTTGGTAGAATAATTGGTAAAGCACTTGAATCAAAAGATGACGGTGACAAAGGAACAATTGAAATAGTTGTAGGAAGAACATAATGGCAAACAGATTTCCACTCATAGTTGACACAAGTGACAACAATAAAATAAAAGAACTACCGCCAGGAGATAATTTAGATTTATCAGGCAATGGTTTAATTAATGTTAATAGTATTATTAGCATAGGAAATATATCAAGTGGCTCTTTAACAGTAAACGGACAGTCTTTGGCTAATGTTGCATTTACTGGTAACTTTGATGATCTTAATAATACTCCAGTTTCGTTTAGTGGTGATTATAATGATCTAATTAATAAGCCAACACTTCCGCAAACTACAAGACAGTTAGATGATGTAGAAGATACTGCTCCAAACGAAGGCGATGTTTTAATTTTTAATTCTATTACAAATAGGTTTGAACCGGGGCCACAAGGCGAAACAGATATAAGTACAAAAAATATACAAGAATTAAACAATGTAATTGTTAGTGGCGATACTACAAATAAATTTTTTAAATTTTATTCAGGAGCATGGAGACCTTCGGGCATTACTTACAGTGATGTGCAAGGTGCACCAACAGTATTATCTGAATTAATAAACGATGTAGGATTTATTACAGCAGAAAGTGATAATCAAACACTATCATTTGTAGGAACTACGCTTTCTATTACAGGAGGTAATAGTGTTGATTTAACATCATTATTAGACAATACTGATTCACAGTCGCTCAACTTAGTAGGAACAGACTTGTCTATTACTAATGGAAATACTGTTGACTTGTCTGGTATTGTAGGAGACACTGTTGGAAACTTTAGTTTTGCAAATAGTGTAATTGACACTGACGACAGTTCTGCTATTAGTATTACTCCGGCTGTAATTATGAATAGTGATCTAACTGTTGAAAACGTATTAACAACCGGAGATATTACATTTTCAAAAACACCTCAATTAACATCACCAGGTGATATAAATGTTTCTGTACCAGGAACTGTGATTGTTGATGGCGATATGGCCGTGACTGGAGAATTAGTTACAACTGGAACAGGTTCGCCAGAGATAACTTCAGAAAGTGACATTTTACTTAGTTGTGGTGGCAGGGTGTCAGTAACTTCAAGTCCATTTAGACTTGTAAATGTTACTACAGCTATACGTGATACACTTACAGACGTATTAAACGGGGACATGGTTTACAATACCGATACAAATAAATTCCAAGGCTGGGCTAATGGTTCTTGGGTCGACTTGCATTAAGGTGAAAAATGAGCGAAAAATATTATACCCTAAGTACAAATACTGCTGAACAATTTGACGAACTACACGACCAATTAGTTAATGGTTCTTTATTAAGCAGAATTATTGTTTGTGAAAATCATACAGATCACAGTCCTACAAGAGGAGAATTTTTATTAACTGACGACGAAGCAGATACTTTAAAACAAGATCATCGTGTAAAATTTATAAATTTAACTCCAGCAAGATATCCAGAGATATTTAATGCAACTGAAGATGATTTAAAAATGGAAGTAAATGGTGCTGATTATGGTCGCTATACTGATACTGTAAGAAACTATCACGACTGGGGAAATTCAGCAATTACTTCTGGTATTGATGATTTGAATAGAGCATCTGCACAACTTATACGATGTAAACAAAAAAGAAATCCTTGGGTAGCAACATCAACGGCTACTAATCAATACATTGAGAGAAATCCAACACAACAAGGCGCGGGCGAAAACGTTGACATAATTTGTATGGATAATGGTACTTGGATCGGACATACAGAATTTATCAATACAGGTGTAGTAAATGCTGTTAATCCGCAAGATTATATTGGCGGAAATGTATTACCAGGAGATGGTTATTGTGACGTACTTGACGTGTTATTAGATGGACCGTATTATATTGACCCAGACTGGTTTGATGCAGATCCAGGAAATAGATTAGAAACTCGATGGGACGGCACAATAGTACCTACAGAAACTGCCGCACACAACTGGTGGAGAGATAGTACACAGCGTTCAGCACAGTTTGCAGAATTTGGTAACATACTTACAAACACAGGATATACAAGAGACGGGTCGCACGGATCTAACTCGACATATCCTACAGTTGCATCTGCAACCCACGGAACTCAATGTGCAAGTCTAATTTATGGCCGCACACACGGCTGGGCTTACAATGCTAACAAATGGCACATGAGTTTATATAGTAACGGAAATATTGGAAGTTTTGAAATAGGGTTTGATATTTGTAAAATATTCCATCTTTATAAACCCGTAAATCCTCTGTACGGTACAAAAGATCCAACATTAGGATCAAACAGCTGGGGATTTAGAGCAGGAAAGAGCTCAAGTTTTTATTACTTTCAAAGTGCTACAGGAACAGCATACCCTGGATCATCAGACGAGCCAGAGTTTATGAGATGGATGGGCTATGATGGTGACGCCGGTCGTTGGAAATCAGAAATGTATGACAATTCTATGACTGAAGCTGGCAAAGAGCTAACAGACAGTGGTTTTATATTTGTTGTTGCCGCTGGCAATTCAGGACAAATGCAAGTTAATCCTGATGATCCTAACTATGACAATCATATTAGTGATGATTCAAATGACGGTGTTTACAATACTTCAGGCGCTCAAACGTTTCTTAGTTTTGGATATACTGTTACAGGTACAACAAATAGACGAGGCTTTCCGCAACACATCGGAAAAACTGAAAGCCAAACATTGCAAGGAAATACAACTGTAGAATTTCCTGCTATTAATATAGGAGCATTAGATGATCAATTTTCAGGTGACGGAAGAGAAAGAAAAGTAAACTATAGTGATATGGGCAATGCTATTGATTTATATGCACCTGCAGACGGAACACTTGCGGCAACTGTAGGTTTATATGGTACTGATATTGCACGTTATGATGACACTTATGCAGATTTATCTACAACTTATGACAGTCGCGATACACGATTTAGTGGAACATCAGCGGCATGTCCAGTTGCTTGTGGATTTTTAGCAACTGTAATGCAGTACAACAGAGGTTGGACATATAATGATTTAAGAAATTGGATAGAATCAAACGTAGATATACAGGATAGTGCAGACTTTTATGACGGCACAAGAGGTACTACAGCAGAAGGTACAGAATGGTCAGATCGTAATAGATTACAAGGCGGTGATGCTCGCGTAGCATTTCTTGGTACTGTTCCGTTAACAACTCCGTACCCAAATGATACGGTTGGTTATGTTGCTCCAACAACGCCATTTCTAAGAGGCTCATTAACAGTTCGAGGCGGCTTGGGGATTAGATACAAAAATTAAATAAATACAGTATAACGGAGATACTTTTAAATGGCTATTAATGAAATTAATGTAGGAAATATTGCAAACGACGGGACCGGTGATGATCTCCGTGAAGCGTTTATTAAGGTAAACGACAACTTAAATGACCTTGACAGTCGTATTACAAATATTCCGTTGTCTGTAGAAAACATTGGTACATCAGGAGAAGGCATTTATGCACAAACTGTTAATAATGTGCTACAATTTAAAAAACTACAAGCAGGCCAAAACGTTTCATTAACGGCAAATAACGATACAATTACAATTAACTCCACAGGCGGAATTAGCGGAATTTTAGTTCTTTCCGATAATGGAAGTATTACTGTAAACAATAACAATTACCTCGGTATAATGGGAGGTAATAGTATTAATACCAGAGTTTCTAATACACATTTATTTGTTGATCTTGATCCTACAAATTTAGTTGAACAAGATACTAATCCTAAATTAGGCGGAACATTAAATGTTGACTATAATAATATTAGCAATGTTGGTACAATTAATGCGGCTTCATTCTTAGGAAACCTTACAGGTTTAGTGCATGGAATTGATATCCGCTATCTTGATGCGTACTTTGATAATAACTGGGACTTTGGAAAACTAATTGAAAGACGTTTTACATCTATTCTTGATTTGATTATTAGAGATTATACAGTAGACATGGGAGCGTTTATTGGCCAAGATGTTTCAGATATCGAAATTGACCTTGGCACTATTAGTACTTAAAGCCGATAAATACTATACGGAGAGCGTGTAGATGGCAATTTGGACTAAAAAATCTGGTACTAAGATAGCTCAACTTCAAGAGCGTATTACAACTACTGTTACATTACCTGTAGATAGTAATGCTACAATAAAACTTTTAGGCGGAGAACTTCCTAAAGGTATGCGTCTTAATGGTGTAATTTTAGAAGGAACACCACTTGAAGTTCCTCGACTAACAAATTATAGATTTGTATTAAGAGCTACACTTAACGATGTAATACAAGACAGAACGTTTTCTATAGATGTAGCAGGTGCAGATGAACCAGTTTGGATCACACCCGAAGATTTATTACCAGTTGGCCGAAATGACACATATTATATTTTAGATAGTACTCCACTTGAATTTCAATTACAAGTAATAGATAGAGATACAAGTTCTGGACAAACACTTACATACTATCTTGGCCATGACTCGGGCGAACTGCCGCCAGGTATACAACTTACAAAAGACGGAAGACTTGTTGGTGTTGTAGATCCTGTGTTAGCTCTTGAAAAACAAGCAAAGAGCGGACTATACGACGAAAATAATTTTGACCGTTATCCTTTTGATTTTAGTATAAAAAGCGCACAAGGTTTTGACAGTTTCTTTTATGACATAGCAATATATGATTTTGCTACACCTACCCAAGTTCCAAAAAAATTAAATCGTTTTTATCAATTTACTGTAAGTGTTACAGACGGCGACAGTATTTCAGATAGGACATTTAGAATATATGTAGTAGGTGATGACTTCTTGCGTACAGATAATACTATTATGCAAGTTGGTACAGGTATATTTACAGCTGACAATACACATATTAGAACTCCTATTTGGCTAACACCAAGTGACCTTGGTTTTAGAAGAGCTAATAATTATATGACACTTTTCTTAGATGTTATAGATCCTAACTCACTTACAGGATTTACATATTATGAATTATTAGATACTAATGACGATGGTAGTGAAAGCCAATTACCTCCAGGAACATCACTTGATGAACAATCGGGAGAAGTATCTGGTAAAGTTCCATATCAGCCACAAGTAACAAAAGAATATAAATTTACTGTAAATGCTGTTCGTGTTACAGGCGGAAGTACAGAAAGAGCCGAAACACAAAAAACATTTAGAGTAAGGTTGCTTGGTGAAGTAGATAGTAATATTACATGGTTAACATCTAATGACTTAGGTGATATTAGTGCAAACTATATTTCAACATTAAGTGTAAAAGCAGAAACAAGCGTTCCTGATGCAACACTGTTATATAGATTAGTTGATGGTAGATTGCCTCCAGGATTAGAATTAGCGTATGACGGCGAAATAATTGGTAAGATAACCAGTTTTGGAGATACTGATAATCTGGGACTTACTGTATTTGATAGTGCAAATTTTGTACTTGACGGTAATACTACATCTATTGATAGAGGATATACATTTACAGCCGAAGTTAGAGATCATTTTGGATATAGTGCTGATAGAAGAACGTTTACAATAAATGTATCCGATCCTGATGATAAGTTATATTCTAATGTATATTTTAAGCCATTACTTAAAACAGAACAAAGAATTACATATAATGAATTTATTACAGATCCTGCAATATTCCCTCCAGAGTTATTATATAGACCAAATGATCCAGAGTTTGGATTAACAAAGGATATAAAATTATTAGTTTATCCAGGTATCGAAACAAAATTAGCAGAACAATATGTTGCGGCAACCGCTCTTAATACAAATAGAAAAAATCTTAAAATTGCAGATTTAAAAACAGCAGTAGCAAAAGATCCTGGTACTAATAATGTTGTGTACGAGGTTGTTTATTTAGAGCTTAAAGATCCTTATGAAAAGGATGGTAAGGTTGCTAACAGAATTACAATTAAAAATAATTATAAAATATTAGCAAATACTATTAGGACTACACCTAACGATCCAAACTATGATACAACTTCACAATCATTTATACCTATTGGATTGCGAGGAAAACCTACACAAAAAATAGAAGCAGATGATGAATTAATAATAGGAACCAGAAACAACGATGTAAGTTGGCGTATCGGTTCACAAGCATCTATAGGAACCAGAGAAGGCAATGTGTTAGCTCTTTACAGTAGAGGTTCTGAAACTAACTTATTTCAAAGACCTATTCCAGAAAACACTGTAAGAGCTGACAGCAATGCTGTGTTAGTTAGTGATCCAAATAAAATTACAAAATTTGTTAGCAACATAAGTAACATACGTAATGAATTAAGAAAGTTAGGACGTACAGAACGAAATTTCTTACCGCTATGGATGCGAACAGCACAAGAAGATAGTATTCAAGAATTAGGGTACGTTTTAGCATTGCCATTATGTTTTTGTAAACCAGGTGGAGCTGAGACAATTAAAGCGGCAATTAACTTTTCTGAGTTTGACTATAGACAATTTGAATTAGACATAGATCGATTCTTAATTGACAGTACAGAAGGTATTTCAGTGCCTAAATACTTCGTATTTGCTAATTACGATTTTAATATATAATAAATATTTTGGAGAGATAAACAATGGCAAGTAATATAAACACAACCGACATAGATGCAGAATATCCTGTAGCTGGTCAAGATAACGATTCGCAGGGCTTCCGCGATAACTTTAGTACTATAAAAGATAACTTTATAGCATCTAAACAAGAAATTGAAGCACTGCAAGATACAACTGCTAAATTAGATAGCGATAATGATTTTAACGGAACAGTTATTCGAGATGTAAGTTTTGAAAACACAACAGATGAAGTTAATAACATTGGCACCGTTGATTCACAGAATGATATTAACTTTACTAACGGTCATTATCAAACAATCACTGTTGAGGACGATTTAACTTTACGTTTGGCACTTTGGCCAGATGCTGGAAAATATGGCAAAATTAGAATAGTGTTACGTTCTGATGTTGCATCTGAAAGTAGTCCAAGAACAGTAACATGGGCAACAGAAGCGCCAGGTGTAATTAAGTACGGCGAAGGATTTCCAGATCCTTTACAGTTAAGTTCAAATACTGATCCTGTAATTATCGACTTTTGGACAGATGACGGCGGGCAATCAGTTTATGCACACTACTTAGGACAGTTTAGTTAATGTTTAATCCCTTAGTAGATTCGTTTGATGATTTAACTAATGCACAAATAGACGAGTCTATTAGGGATCTCTCCAAAAAATATTTTCAATCACGCAATCCACAAGTCCAACAGCAAATTTCAACAATTCTTGAAATGTATAAACAAGAAGCCAGAACGCGATCTGCAAAAGAAATGCAGAGAATAAAAGATGAACAAAATGGCGAATCTGGACTTGACAATCTGATTAATATCAGTTAAAATACATGTATGCTAATGAAAACAGATGATTTAGGTATTCCACGATTCTCTAACCGCGATCTTATAGATATGATCTATAGTGGTCATGCAGACAAGGTACACGTTGTACTTTGTGACGAATCTGATGACATTAATAAATTTAATGCCGCTATGGAAGAACAAGGCTTTGACAAACTACAAAATTATATTCCATTAGATGTAGATCAAAAGTCTTTTGACGGTGTATGTCAAGGTGAATGGTTTATGCCTGATGAATACAAAGACATTAATGTATATGAATATGTGCTGGGCAAAGCAGAAACACCTTGTCCGCAACACATACAAGAC